CAGCAAATGCGCGAAGTCGCTGAACAACGTAAGGCCGTTGAAGCAGCAAAGGCCGAAGCGCATGAAACCTCGAACGCATACGCTCAGGCATTGGCCCAGGTCAATGAGCGGCTGCAAACTGACGATCTCACACCGCCCGATAAATCAATGCGCGAAACAGATCCAATTGGATACCTGGAAGCGATGGAGGATTTCCGAGCGGCCCAGGCCGAGCGCCAAACTTTACAACAGCAACAGTATCTCTTGCAGCAACAGCAACAGGCCCAGCAACAGGCCCAGCGCGATCAATATGTGCAGCAAGAAGCCGCAAATCTTATGGAACGGATACCGATCTTAAAAGACCCGGTAAAAGGCCCAGAGACGATTTCGGCGATGATGAAAACTGGCGCCAAGTATGGTTTTAGCGAAGCCGAAATGAAGAACGAAGCGGATCCCCGTTTCGTTTCTGCACTACACGCTCTCCACCAATTTGAGAGCCGTGGCAATGTTCAATCCGCTGAAGTTAAGCGCGGTGCGATCAAGCCAGGTGCGCGGAGATCACAGTCAACCAGCCAGCAAAAACAAGCCCAAGCAGCGCGTTCACAAATGAAACGAACCGGGTCCACGCAAGATGTCGCGGCCTGGATCATGAACTCAGGAAAATAAGACATGGCTGTTAATAGCAACACGGTACAAACGTATGCCGTAACCACCCTCAGAGACGATCTGCAAGACGCTCTGATTTCGATTTCACCAGACGATGCGCCGTTGATGCAAGCGGCTGGCACAAAGGACGTTTCAAATACGCTCTTTGAATGGCCAGTAACCGAACTTGCATCGGTCAATTCATCCAACCGGGTGATTGAAGGCGAAGCGGCTCCAGGCAATGACAGCGCGACACTGCCTGTCAGAGTGCAAAACTATGTGCAACTGTCGGACAAAGTCGTTGAGACATCATCGACCAACGAAGCGGTCAATGGCGCTGCCAATGCTCAAACGATGGCAGAGCAAATGGCACTCAAATTGCGTGAGTTAAAGCGCGATATGGAAACTATGCTTTGCGCCAATACAGCGGCCAGTGCTGGCTCCGCATCGGCTGCTAGATCGACCGCTGGTCTGTCTGCATTCTTGATCACAAACGTGGACAAGCACAGCGGCGGTACAGCGCCTACCACAAGCGGAACTGGTGCCGCCGGGTATCCCAATGCGGCGTATCAGAACGGCACTCTGCGCACCATCACAGAGGCGATGCTGAACAATGTCGTTCAGTTGTGTTGGACGGAAGGCGCGGATCCGAGCATGGTCCTGGTTGGCCCGGCGATCAAGCAGAAGATCTCGTCTACGTTCACTGGCAACTCAACTCGCTACAAAGAGGCCGATGACAAGCGCATCAGCGGTGCGGTTGATTTTATCGTGACCGATTTCGGCGAACTTCAAGTGGTGCCATCACGCTTCAGCCTGGCGCGTGAGGCGTATGTTCTGGATCCAAACTATCTGCGCGTTTGCTATCTGCAAACCACAAAGCAGGAAGATTTGGCCAAGACAGGTCACAGCGAACGCAAGTTAATTTCTTGCGAATACGGCCTCCAGGTAGACGCGGAAAAATCGCAAGGCGCGATCCGCGATATCCAAGCGTCCTAAACAGTTTGGGCGTCCAGGAAACTGGGCGCCTACCACCTAATCGGAGCGACAGATGATCAAAGAGCAGGACGGCAAAGTTTACGTCAAAACGACCGAGGATGTTCAGCCTCTTTTGGACGCCAACGGGCGCCTGAGATCGGTTTATGACGAGATGCCGAACTATGGCCGCAATGGCCGCCTGGCAGCCAGGGTGCCTAACACGATCGCTCAGACCTGGGCGCAAGAATGCGGCCATGCGGTCGGCACTAAGGCATATATGGCATACGCCAAACGCAAGTTAATCCAGGGCGATTACCAGAAACTGAGAATTGAGGGATTTTAAATGTCGTTCACGTTCACAACCTTAAAAAGTGCGATCGGCGATTTTCTAAATCGCGATGACCTAACGGCTGTGATCCCGACATTTATCACCTTGGCCGAAGCCGATTTTAATCGTCGCATCCGGCATTTTGAAATGGAAAAACGCGCCAGCGCTGAAATTGACACGCAGTACAGCGCCAAGCCCAGCGATTGGCTTGAAACGATCCGCTTCCAGGTCATGGGCGATGGCACCTATCCGATCGAATTAGCGTCGAATGCGCAACTGATGGAGATGCGAAGGAACGTCAATGACGTTGCCGGGCGCCCCGCTTACTACGCATTTGTGGACGGCCAATTTGAGGTCTTCCCAACGCCGGACGTGGCGTACACTTCTGAACTGATTTACTACGCGAAAATAGACGCACTGAGCGACAGTACGGCCACCAATTGGTTGCTAGAAGGCAATCCAGACTTGTACCTGTACGGCGCTCTCACGCACTCTGCGCCTTATCTCGGCGAAGACCAGCGGATCCAGGTTTGGTCGGCCCTGGCAGAGCGCGCACTCAACGAAATCACCAACAGCAGCCATGCTGCTAAATACAACGGCACCGGGCTGCGCTTGCGCCACCGGGGCATGGCACCAGCTAATAGGAGATCAGCATGAGCCTTAGTAATACATATGAAACTCACGTCTTAAATTACGTTTTCACGACTACATCAGTAAGCCGACCGACGGCCTGGTATTTGGCATTGTTTACCAGCGATCCGACAGACGCCGGATCCGGCACTGAGGTCAGTGGCAATGGTTATGCGCGCCAAACGGCCGCTTGGACCGTCAGCGGCAACCTGGCCACCAATTCGGGCGCCATCGAATACCCAGCCTGTACGGGCAACGCCTGGGGAACTGTCACGCATGTTGGCGTGTTCACGGCGGCATCAAGCGGCGATCTGATCGTTCACTCGGCGCTGACCACCAGCAAGGCAGTCGCGGTTGGCGATGTTCTGCGCGTTAACGCTGGCGAAATCGACATCACATTGGATTAATAATATGGCCACAATAGTCACCAGATCTGGCAAGGGCAGCGCCCTTACTCACAACGAAGTCGATGCAAATTTCAACAATTTAAACACTGGCAAATTGGAGATCCCATCGGGTGGCTCGGCAGACCAAGTACTAACTTACGCCAGTGCTGGAACGGCGCAGTGGGCTGATGCTGGTGGCGCGTTTGCGGCAAGCACGGTTACGGTATCAGACCATACGACTTTGACTGCCGCACAAAACGGTAACTTGATTAATGTTACTGCAACAGGGGAAAAAATCATCTCATTGCCAGCGGCTGCTGAGGGTGCGTTTTATGTGTTCAACAACGACACTTCTCATATAATGTACATAAAACCGAATGGCACAAACACCATAAACGGATTTACTGCATCGCTTTCACTAGCCCCTGCCGCATCTGGTATTCTGGCGTGTGGTGGCTCAAGTACTAACTGGTCTAGCGTTGGTATGACACGAACAATGGTAGTAGCAAAAGCAACTACGTTTTTTAATACCCTCCGTGGAGCTGATGACGGCACCAGATTAACAGGCACATATACACCGATACTTGGTTCTAGTTTGTTAATTTGCGTTGGTAGCGGATGCGCTGGCTCAAGTACTTCTGCTGGCAGCCCATACAACTACAAAAGTGGGGGTGGTGGTGGTCAGTCGTATGCTGAGAAATTTATAGCAAGTCCCGCATCATCATACAGCTATGATATACCAGCAGGGCCTACCAGAAACGGTCACTCTGCAAGTTACGATAAAACAACTACAGCGGCTGGAATGACTTGCACCCCCGGTCCTGACAGTCCCGGTCCTACTCACAGTAATAACAATGTCTCTGGACGCGCTGGTGGTACTGCAAGCGGCGGGACTGTGAATTTTACAGGCGGTGCAGGTGCTAGTCCTAGCACATCTTATACTGGCGGCGGCGGTGGTGCGGCAACCCGTGCGGGTAACGGTGGAAATGGAGCGGTAAGATATGGTGGTGGGACAGGTGGAAACAATGCAAGTTCTAGCGCGGTTGGCGCAGCAGCCTCGGCTAGAGACAATAGCACTTCTGCTTTTTCTGGCAGTACTTCAGAAACTTATTTAGCGGGGACTGATGCCACAACTGATGCGGCGTCTTTTATTGGGTATGGTGCTGGCCCTAAAACAGTAGTTAATTTTGGTAGTGTTAATTTTACAATCGCTGACCATTCCACTTTAATACAAGGCGGTACTCGCGGTGGTGGAACAGGTGGTTATACAAAACATGGTCTTGGTGGTTATGTAACATTTGTGGAGTTCATCTAATGATTTTAAACGCAGAGCAACTTGCCTACACGTTGGATAATTTAGACGCCCCTGCTCCTGCAAGGGATTACCGCAATCATCTTTTAGCTTTGTCGGACAGCCACGTTTGGCCTGACCATGTGCCTGACGATTGGCGCACGTACAGACAAGCGCTGCGTGATTTGCCAGCGCAAGAATTTTTCCCCGAAACGGTCAACTGGCCAGTGGCACCAAGTTAATCAAATGCAAGACAAAGATCTCAACGCCCGTGTCAGTGTCCTAGAAGAGACCACCAGGCTGCAATTCAAGGAACTATTCCTTCGATTAAAACGCATCGAAATGATCATGCTGGCAAGCGCGGCGGCCATTATTGGGTTACTGTCATCCATCCTGGCTGGCCAGTGATTGGCGGTGCCGTATGGTAGCAGAAATCCTTGCCGGGGCGGCGTTAATTAAAGCCAGCATCGATGCCATCAAAGGCACGATCGCAAGCTGTAAAGATGTTTCGGATATCGCGGCTGACATCGATAATCTGTTCCAAGGGCAGCAAGATATTGCCAAGGACAAGCGCAAGGCGAAAGCAACCGGGCAATCGGCAACCCAAATCGTGATTGCCGAGGAGACCGCAAAAGAAGACCTAAAAATTGCGCAAGAATTGATTATCGCCAGGTTCGGATATCACTCCTGGCAGCGGATCTTGCAGATCCAGCAAGACCAATTGTTGGAGCAAAAGGCACTCGCCGCCGCGCGCAAAAAGAAAAAAGAAGAAACCCAGCAAGTGGTTGAAGATGCCGCCACGGTTGGCATTAGCGTGTTTATCGGGATCTTGGTTTTACTGATCATCGTCGCGGTGATCTTGGCAATGTAGAGGAAAAACGATGTCAGAATATTGCGTACATGATTACTGGCTAGATGGCTACGCGCAGGGCGATAAGCTAATACTGGCGGCGGCCCCGGCGATTGCCGCAACAGTGGCCAGCGCGGTTGATAAGATCAAAGACGTGGCGGCGACCCCGGCCATCGCTGCCAGCGCGTCAGCGGCTGCAATGAGCGTGTATTCCGCGCAAGTGAGCAAGGCGCTCACCATGACAGTAACGCCGTCCATGCTGCGTTTTACGCACTCTGGGGTCGATCAGATTGACATAACAAGCACGTCAACCGCTGACATTTACGCCTCTGTTTTATTTCAATCAACCGGGTCGGCCGCATCAAGCGCCACCGCTGCCGCCGCCTACACTTTGCCATGTGCTGCAACTACGGCGGCAACGTCTATAATGCAGTCAAACGCAACTTATAAATGGGTCACGCAAGCAGAGACCGATGAAATCTGGACGGTGATTTAGAATGGCTGATACGACAACGACAACTTTTAGCCTGGTGAAACCAGAAGTCGGATCCAGCGCCGACACCTGGGGCGGCAAATGGAATACTACATTAGACAGCCTGGATGATCTGCTCGACGGCACAACGGCCATACGGCCAAATCTGACTGCCGGATCATGGAAAATTGGTGGCACGGCCATCACCACGACCGGGGCGCAGATTAACCACGTTACAGGCGTGACTAGCGCGATACAGACGCAATTGGACGCGAAGGGCGCAGCGGCTGGCAGTAGCAGCCTGGTAACCACTGGCGCGCTTAACAGCGGTACAATCGCCACTGGGTTTGGCGCCATCAACAACGGCGCAAGCGCGATTACAACGAGCGGCACGATTACAGGCGGTACGGTGACCGGAAACACGGTTACTGGGTCATCGATCAGCACATCTGGCACGGTGACAGGCGGCACCCTGGCTGGCACTACGCTGGACATCAGCGGCTCTGGCGATATCGACGGTGCGCTTGATATCGGCACAACGCTGACTTTATCGGCTGGCGCGGCCGATTGGGTTGTAACGGTTGCTGGCAACAATTTGATATTCAGTTATGGCGGCACCAACCGCATGAAACTCGACAGCAACGGCGCTTTAACAATCACCGGGTCACTCATCCAGAACGGGACAATCTCATAGATGTTATTGCCGCTCGACATACCAGCCGGGTTCTATAAGACCGGGACAGATCTTGAAGGCGCTGGGCGCTGGCGAGATGGCAGCCTGGTACGGTGGCGCGATGGGTCGTTACGCCCGGTTGGCGGTTGGCGCCAGCGGGTAAATAGCAATTTCACTGAGGTGCCGCGCGGCGCCCTGGCGTGGATTGACAATAGCGCAGTGCAGCGCCTGGCGTTTGGATCTGCGAATAAATTATGGGCGGTATCGTCGGCCGGGGCGGTCACTGACATTACACCGACTAGCGTGGCGACTGGGCTGGCGTCAGCGGTCGTTGAGACAGGCTATGGGTTTGGCACCTATGGGTCTGCAACTTACGGCACTGAGCGCCCTGATACGGCCGCGTTCAGCGAGGCCACTACCTGGTCGCTCGACAATTTCGGACAGCTACTGGTTGGCTGCGCATCTAGCGATGGCAAGCTGGTATCCTGGGATTTGAACAACAGCAATAATGCCGCGACGATCACTAACGCGCCAACCGATTGCAAAGCGCTTTTGGTAACCGAAGAGCGGTTCTTATTTGCCCTGGCATCCGGCGGTAACAGCCGCAAAATATCTTGGTGCGATAAAGAGGCTTTGACCACCTGGTCGGCCAGCGCCACCAACGAGGCTGGCGATATAGAACTTCAAACCACTGGGCGCATCCAATGCGGTATTCGCGCAAGGGGCCAATCTCTGATCCTGACCACCAATGACGCGCATACTGCCAGTTACACCGGGCCGCCCTACGTCTATGGGTTCAACCGGGTCGGCACCAATTGCGGCGTCATTAGCCGCAAGGCCGCCGCGTCAGTCGATGCTGGCGTTTTCTGGATGGGCGAGAGAGGCTTTTTTAAATTTAACGGCTCAAGCGTTGAGCCAGTAAAATGCGATGTTGCGGATTACGTTTTCGATGGCATCAACCGCGCCCAGAAATCTAAAGTATGGGCCGTTGTTAACGGCGGCAATAAAGAGATCTGGTGGTTCTATCCGAGCGAAGGGTCCAACGAGATCGACCGCTATGTCGGCTATGATTACGAAGAGGGCCACTGGCTGATTGGCGAGTTAAGCCGCACTGCTGGCGTCGAGGCTGGCGTGTTTAGAAATCCAATCTGGAC